GGGAACGAAGATCAATACCGATCTTGATTCAATTGACGCATTGTTTGATGCAGGCCCATTGCTCAAGGTCACAAAAGGCGGCACTGGTGTTGGCACAAGCACTGGCACTGGCAACAATGTTTTGTCAGCCAGCCCGACACTGACAGGCACGGCAGGCTTTGCAAACATTACGGCATCAGGCACTCTTGGAGTAACTGGTGTATCTACCTTAACTGGTGGTGCAGTTGTTCAAGGTCTAACAGTAGGCCGTGGAAATGGTGCTGTGTCTACCAATACTGCTGTAGGTAATACTGCTTTGGCGGCTGTAACTGGCGGCTACAACACCGCTTTTGGACAGACTGCTGGGTCAACAATTACTTCTGGTACTGAAAATGTATCTATTGGTCAAGGCTCAATGTCTAATGGTGCTGTTACAGGCGATTACAACACTACAGTTGGAGTGTCGTCTACATGCAACTTGACCACTGGAGTTTCAAATTCTGCTTTGGGTCATGCTTCACTTAATGTTATTACTACAGGTTCTTATAATACCGCCATTGGTAAGTCAGCACTTCAAGCCAACACCACAGCCTCTAACAACGTGGCCGTGGGCTATCAGGCTTTGACTGCCGCTACTTCTGGCGGTTCAAATACTGCCGCTGGGCGTTTGGCTGGAAAATCTATTACCACAGCAGTTGGTAACGCTTTGTTTGGTGAAAATGCGGGTGCGGCTATAGTTTCCGCAACTGGCAATGCTTTTTTTGGTCGTGAGGCTGGAATCTATGCTACAGGCGGTGGTAACACTAGCATAGGCCCACAAGATAGTGCGGCTGGATACAACCCTGTATTTGACCTTGCGGCAGAAAATAACCGCATTGTCATGGGACACACTAACATTACAAATGCTTATGTAAAAGTGGCTTGGACTGTTACTTCTGACGCTAGAGACAAGACAAACATTGTTCCAATGACGTTAGGTTTGGACTTTGTTAATCGTTTAAATCCTGTGTCTTACAACTTTAAAGTTTCAAGAACAGATGACACGCCCATAGGAAACAAACGCTATGGATTCTTGGCTCAAGACATTTTGGCACTTGAAGGCGACAGTCCTGTCATTATTGACAATGAAAAGCCAGAACACTTGAAATATCAAGGCGAGTCTCTTGTTCCTATTTTGGTCAAAGCCATTCAGGAACTTAAAGCAGAATTTGACGCTTACAAATTAACCCACCCTTAAAAGGAAAATCATGACTATTGAATCCCAAACCCCAACCGCAGAGCAAATTGCCAAGCACTACAGCGCCGCAATGGACTCAGTAAACCTGATTAACGCAGGGAAGCCAGAAGACATGAGTGCTGAAGATTGGGCTGACTGCTTGTCACGCAACAAAGAACATTTGGTTATTATGTTGGCTAAAGACTACTGGACAACTGAAAACCTTGCACCATTGCAAGCGGCTTCTGTTTAACCATGGAACCGACACAAGCACAACTCAATGCCCATGTGGATGTTTGCACACTGCGCTATGAGATGCTGTGTGCCAGGATTAAACGCCTAGAGAACATCATGCTTGCGGTCTCAGGGATCATGCTGACCAGCATGGCCGGCATCATCTTTACGAGCCTAAAGTGAAAGACTGGGCCGTGGCAATCATTGCTGCGGTCTGTATCACGGCCTTTGTGGTCTGGTCCACATTCATCATTATTTGGGCAATGAAATGACAAAAGCACCAGTCAAAAGAGCAGCGGCCAAGGTCGCGCCAGTTAAGAGGTCAAGGCCAAAGCCTGCACCGGCCAGCCAAGTCAATGTGACTCTGGCCGCGCCAGCTGCTGCACCAAAGCCCGAAGCCAAAAAAGACGACTCAACTGCTGGAAAAATTGTTGAGCTGATCAAGTGGGTGGACAATCCTTTCAAGCTCTTCACAGTGATCTTGCTGTCGTTTCTGGCCTTTGCCGGATACTTTGCTTGGGACTCAAGACAAGTGCTGCTCCATGCTATTACGACTCAAGACAAGATGCCCCAGCTGGCCAAGCAAGAGCAATTGCTCATACCGGCCAGAAGTCTGATGAAGGATGTGGATGGTATTGTCTTGCTGATCCACAAGGCCAACTTGGCCACCAATAGTCGCACCACTGTGCTGGCGCTCAATTCTGATGGATCAAGAGAAAAGGCCGTTGAGGGGACTGTCACAAGCCTTTTCAACGCAAGCGCTGACCGCAACGCTGCCATGGTGGCCATGCTCAACAACGAGGTGCTGTGCGAAGAGTTCAACCCAAGCAGCAAGGTCGGTGAATGGGGTATCAAGCAGGGTGTCAAATTCATGTGCAGAGGCTCAATCCCACCGGACCCTGGCAAGTTTGCCGGCTACATTGCCATTGGGTTTAAAGAAAAGCCAGAGGACATTCCGGCCTTAAAGACGCGCATCAACTTGGCAGCCAGTGATATGTCAGAAGATTGAAATGAATGCGCTGGCTTGTTCTCTTACTGTTATTAGGGCTTGCTGGCGCTACAGCCAAGACTGGGTGTTATGTGCGGGAGTTTTGGTCGATTGCTTGGACAATTCACAACCCCTCAGAGCGCCATCAGCAAATGGTCATGTGGATAAAAAACAATGCGGTGCATTGCAAGTCTTCAGACTTTATCGTCATTTGGAACAATCTTTCGGAATGGGCCGGCACGGCAGATTCAGCAGAAACTAGAGCTTTAATTATTCACGGGTATAAGGATGCACTTGAGAGAGAAAAGAAATGATCGACACAATCAAATTATTCCCAACTGTGCAGCCCTCTGGTTATCCAGACAGGCATGACCTTGCCCAAGTGAAGTTAGAGAAACAACATGAAAGAAATAAGGCAAACGAGTTAGCCAAGCAAAAGCAGACAGAACTGCAAGATTTAGCGTTTGAGATTTACACAAAAAAAGTAGTGCAAGAGCAATTGCGCATGGAAATATTTCAGAATCGAAAACTAGACATTTATGTATAAGTGCATATTGCTTTTATTGCTGTTAACTGGATGCAAGGATGTCTATCGATACCCGTGCCAGAATCCTGACAATTTTCAGTTAGAGCAGTGCCAAAAGCCAAAGTGCCAATTCACTCAGCAGTGTCCAGAGTACCTGGTCGCACCCATCTTGGAGAAGAAAGTCAATGAACAGCAATCAGAAGCCAAGCCTAACAACTGAAGAATTCGAGGTCAGGATTTGGGGCTTTGTGGTCGTTGTGGTCACATTGATTCTGTGCTTCATTGTCATTGCACTTTTGTACTCAGTGACTTTTGTGACCCAGCCCATCAAATCAATGGCCCCGATTGACCAGGCTTATACAAAGATGCTGAACGACATTGTTCTTTTAATTGTGGGCGGCATTGGCGGGGTCATGGGCAAGAAGGCTGTGGGTTCTGCTGCCAGAGCTTTTAATGGGCCACAACCCATGCAGCCGATGTGTCAACCCATGGGCGGCTATGGCCAGCAATACGGCTACAGCAACAATCACGGCTTTACATCTAGCACCAACGGCATCCCAAGCCAGCCCTTTGGCGCCATGCCCACTTGGACCAATCCAGAGCTGGATGAGTCATGGACTCCTGGTCCACCACCCACAACGCCACCGGACCATCTTGAGGATGACCAAGAGCGCGAACAACTGGCACAGGCAAGAACGGAGTCAGAATAATGTTTGGCATACCATTCCCCTATATTGCTCTGGCTGTTTGCATTGCCTTGTTTGGCTCTTACCGAAGTGGCTACCATTTTGGCTGGTCAGATCGTGATGCTGAAATGCAAATTGCCATTGCCAAGAAAAACGAAGAGTCACGGGCCAAAGAGCAGGCCATGAATGAAAAGATAAATACCACTGCAATCCAACTACAGGAAGCCAACAATGCTATCAATCAAAAGACTTCTGCCCTTGATCGTGCCATTCGCGCTGGTCGCGTGCGCTTCCCCTCCGCAAGTTGTGTTCAAGCCCCCACAAGTGCCGCCACTGCCGCCCCAAATAGCAAAGAAACAGGAGGTCAACCTGACAGACCGGCTGACCCAGCTGCTGATGCCGACCGAGCCACCCTCCAAGCCATTGCCGAAATAGTGGCCCAAGGGGATAGGAACACGGCCCAGCTCAATGCCTGCATCGATGCCTATGAATCTGTAAGGAGCTTGGTCAATGATCAACGCTGAACAATTAGCCCAACTTCACATTGGTCCACAGTGGGCCGATGCACTCAATGCGACATTTGAGCGCTTTGACATTTCAACGCCACTGCGTCAGGCAGCATTCATTGGCCAGTGTGGCCATGAGTGTGGCAACTTCAAAATCCTTGAAGAGAACTTGAACTACAGGGCTGAAGCACTGCAAAAGCTCTGGCCAAGGCGCTTTGACGCTGCCAAGGCCCAAGCCTGCGCAAGAAACCCCAAGCTCATTGCGAACACTGTCTACAGCAGCCGGATGGGTAACAGGGATGAGGCCAGTGGCGATGGGTACAGATTCCGAGGCCGTGGGTGCATCCAGCTCACAGGGTCTGCGAACTACCACCACGCTGGCCAAGCGCTAGGGGTGGACCTGATCATGCAGCCCGAGCTGGTGGCCACGCCCCAGTATGCTGCGCTGACTGCTGGATGGTTCTGGGATGTCCAAAAGCTCAACCAGTATGCAGACTCTCAAGACTACCGGACCATGACCAAAAAGATCAATGGCGGGTTCATTGGCTTAGACGATAGGATCAAGCACATCAACCATGCGCTGTCTGTCCTGACATAATTGCCCTATGGCCACCAAACAGCAACAACTTGAAGCTCCATCCATACCGAGTCTGGGTTATCCCCCAGAGGCGTATGAGCGCAGGAATTTCAACGAGAATAATAGCGCCTTAAACAATTACTTCAGAAAAGTCACTTCAGTGCTTGGGTCTCTGTTTGGTCCAAGGGGCGGCAAGTTTATGAATAACCCCCACGGGGCATTTCAAGACTCGACCGACCAGGTGGCCGCCAACACGACCACGGCCTATGCGATCACATTCAACACGACAGACTTTTCCAATGGCGTGACTATGGCCAGTGGGTCCAGAATCACTGTGGCCGATGCCGGAATCTGGAACTTGCAGTTTTCCATTCAGTTTACAAACACGACAAATGCTTCTCAGGATGTGGATGTCTGGTTTCGGGTCAATGGCACAAATGTGGCTAACTCAAACAGCAGATTTGGCTTTGCACCCAGAAAAGGTGTTGGTGATCCATTCCATATCATTGCAGCCATCAATTACTTTGTGAGCTTAAATGCCACAGACTATGTTGAGATAATGTGGAGACCAACCGATGTGGGTGTCACGATTGAGCAGTACGCTGCCGGAACAAGCCCCACACGGCCAGCAGTGCCATCAGCCATTGTCACAATGAGCTTTGTGTCCAACTTACCAACAATATAGCCATGTACATACCACTCAAATTACCACCAGGCATTTACAGAAACGGCACTGAGTACCAGGCAGCAGGCCGGTGGTATGACGCAAATCTGGTGCGCTGGTACGAGAACACTCTGCGCCCCATGGGTGGCTGGAGAAAACGTGCAACTGGCCAGATGTCTGGCCTATGCCGCGGCTTCATCACTTGGCGCGATAACAGTGCCAACCGATGGATCGCTGCTGGAACGCACACAAAACTCTATGCCATGAATGAGGGTGGAACACTCAAAGAAATCACGCCAACTGGTTTGACAGCTGGCATTGCAGATTCATTGTCAAAGACCGGCTATGGATACAGCACCTATGGCTCTCTGGCCTATGGCACGGCAAGGCCAGACACTGGGTCAGTCACTCCGGCCACCACATGGTCCATGGACACATGGGGCGAGTATTTGATTGCTTGCTCAAGTACCGATGGCAAGCTCTATGAGTGGCAATTAGGCTTCACAACGCCCACATTGGCAGCAGCAATCACCAATGCCCCAACGGGCAACAAGGCGGTTTTAGTCACTGCCGAGCGCATCATGTTTGCCCTTGGCGCTGGTGGCAATCCACGCAAAGTGCAGTGGTGCGACCAAGAGAACAATACAGTCTGGACCCCAGCTGGCGACAATCAGGCAGGCGACTATGAACTGGCAACGCCTGGCTCACTGATCGCTGGCAAGCGAGTCAAGGGTGTAAACCTACTGTTTACAGATGTGGATGTCCACACGGCCCAATATGTTGGCGCGCCATTTGTTTATGGCTTTGAGAAGGCTGGCTCTGGCTGTGGATTGATCTCGGCCCAGTCTGTGGCGGCCATTGACACTGCTGCCATTTGGATGAGCAAGTCTGGCTTTTGGATATATGACGGCTATGTCAAGCCACTGCCAAGCGATGTGTCGGATTACGTCTTTGGTAATATGAACTTTAACCAGGCATCCAAAGTCTATGCAATGCATAACAGCAAGTTTGGTGAGATTTGGTGGTATTACCCCAGCAGTGGAAGTAATGAAAATGACAGTTACTGCACTTTCAATTACAGAGAAAACCACTGGAATATAGGCACATTGGCCAGAACTGCTGGCACTGATGCTGGTGTGTTTACCAATCCCTTGGCGGTTTCCACTGACGGCTACATTTATGAGCATGAGGTCGGTTTTGCCTATGACAGCGCCAGCGTCTACGCTGAGTCTGGCCCAGTGCAATTGGGAAATGGCGACAACATCATGTCGGTCAGGCAAGTAGTCCCAGATGAGCAGACACTTGGCGAGGCCGTGGTTTCATTCAAAACCCGAAATTACCCGACTGGTGACCAGTCCACATTTGGGCCATACACGGCAGCCAACCCGACTGATGTCCGGTTTGCAGCGCGTCAGGTCAATGTGAAGGTGACTGGTGCTGTACTGGCCGACTGGCGAATTGGGGTGATGAGGCTTGAGGCCATCCCAGCCGGTAAGCGATGAGCGACCAAGAACATTTGGACAGGCTGCGCCATCATGTGGAGGCTGCCTTAGAATACAGTGGAGGCACACATAATTTTGACGATGTCGCTGAGATGGTCGAGGATCACAGATTACAGCTGTGGCCGGCCAAGGACTCGGTGGTGTTAACTGAGATCATTGTCTATCCGCAGCTAAAGAATTTGCATTATTTTCTGGCTGGTGGCGACCTAGATGAACTCTCACGGATGCGACCATTGATCGAATCCTGGGGCAAATCGATTGGTTGCACCAGAGTGACCTTGGCAGGCCGAAGAGGCTGGGCAAAGACATTTTTGAAAGACGAAGGGTACAGTCCGCAGTGGTCTGTATTGGCAAAAGATTTATAGGGGAAAGATAATGGCATCAGTAGGACTTACTTGGGCATTAAATAATGGCCTAACTCAAGAGCAATACGATAAGCAAATTTTTGACTTTTTTACAAAGCCAGAAAATGCAAATTTAACCGATGCTCAAATTGAAAGCTCAATGAAGCAATGGGGTATTGGTGCTGATGATGTTTCAAGGGTAACTGGTGTAAATATTGATGAAATCAATAAAAGGCTTGATTTAGCAATACCCAAAACAGCCGCTGAAATTGCTTACGATAAAGCGGCTATGGATGAATTGGCTTCACGTCAAACAAAATCAGATGCCAATACTAAAGCGGCTGCCGATGCGAAGATTGCTGCTGATGCAAAGATTGCTGCCGATGCAAAGATTGCTGCTGATGCCAAGATTGCTGCTGATGCAAGAGCAGCAGAAGCGACAAGATTAGCAAATGCAGAAGCGGCAAGAATTGCTGCATTAAACAAGACTGCTGCTGACGCAAGAGCAGCTGAAGCGGCAAGGCTTGCCGGATTAAACAAAACGACAAACACTACAAATACAGCCAATTTAAGTACATTCACAAATTTTCTTAAAACACCAGGTTTAACTGATACTCAAATTGCAGCCGAGATGAATCGTCTTGGCATTACGACTGGCCAAGTGGCTGACCTAAGTGGTATATCTCAAAACGATATTCAAAACCGATTTAATGCGACTGCACCATTTTCAAATGCCACACAAGGCTTTGCCCAGAACTTTGCCAATTACCAGTCAATCCCGATTGGCGCCCAATTTAACCCTGCTGTGACAGCTGGTGGTGCATCCCCTTACTCTCAGGTCATGGGCCAGATGAGACCCGTAGGCAACCCCTACGCTGGCGTGGTCGGTAACTTGAGCATGGGTGGCTATAACCCTGGTCTCTATGACCAGATCGCAGCCACCAATGCGGCCAAAGCTGCTGCTGCTGCGGCTGCCACTGGCAATACT